AATACATATTTGGTATTTCAAAAACCAGAAGAAAAGAAAAGAATTATAAAAGAGTTAATACAAAGTTACATTAATACATACGTTTTAAATGTTGTAGCAGAAGCAAAAACTTGTTTTAAATTTGCTACAGAATTATTTAAAGAAATGAATGAGCTAGAAATATTTGACGAGAATAATAGAGATACGAAAAATGATCCTTTTAAAGGAACTAGTATAGAGGGAAAAGATTAATGATTTGGGAAAGATTAATTAAGTGTAAAGATAATATAATAGAAACACTAGATAAAAATTGTGAAGAATATAACGAGCCTGGAATGGAGCGTTTTAATAATGAAGAATTCGGTTGGGTCAACAGAACTTGGAAAAACAATAATGTTAGAAGAGCGCATGTAGATGTGGTTGATGTGAGGGAATCTAAAGGATTGTGGATGATGCACGTTTGTGTATTTCCTAATATTACAAACGGAGGTCCTATTTACGGATGGGATGTAATTGCAGGTAAAAATAAAGTTACAGGAGCGTTCCACGATTTTTCACCACTATTGAAAAAAAATCATCCATTAACAGAATGGTTTGTACAATCATCAAAGTGGTTTAAACCGAGTAAAGAGAGAGAATTACCAGATTGGGCAAAGGCTATCTTTAGTGAGGGAATGATAGCCGCTGGTAACGTAAGAGAAGAAAAAGAATTGAATATGGTTTGTACATTAGCAGAGTCAAATTTAAATGATTACTTGGATAAAATTGGTCATTATAATAATGATAGTAACTCTGAAGATGTCATAAAAGCACAAAATTTTTATTGTGAAAATCAACAAAAGAATCCTCACACCCCAAAAACGATGCAATCACTAGGATTGCCTGAAGAAGACATAAAATTGTTTTGTAAAGATAACCTTTTTCCTACTATATAAGTATTATAAATATATTAAGAAACAAGGGATTTACTAATGGCAGAACCAGCTACAAGAGAAACATTAAAACAATACGCTTTACGAGCTTTAGGGAAACCAGTTATTGAAATTAATGTGGATGACGATCAATTAGAAGATAGAATTGATGAAGCGCTACAATATTTCACTCAATATCACTATGATGGTATTACAAGAACTTACCTAAAATATAAACTTACAGAAGCGGATAGAACAAGACTTACAACTTTGAATGCTAGTACAGAGTCAAACTCTGATAAAGCTGATACGTCTAACTCAACTACTTGGGTAGAAGACAAAAATTATTTGGTTATACCACCTAGTGTTATTTCTGTCATAAACTTGTTTCCTTTTTCTGATAAAGCAAACTTAAATATGTTTGACGTAAGATACCAATTAAGATTGAACGACTTATATGATTTTGCTTCAACTTCAATTATAAACTATGAAGTAGTATTAAGACATTTAGATTTTTTAGATCATATATTAGTAGGTGAAAAACCTTTAAGATTTAATCAACATCAAAATAGATTATACATTGATATGGATTGGGCTAATGATTTACAGGTTAATGAATATTTAATTATTGAGTGTTATAGAAAATTAGACCCTACAGTTTATACAGATGTATTTAACGACATATTTTTAAAAAGATATGTAACAGCTTTATTTAAAAGACAATGGGGAGCAAACTTATCAAAATTCAATGGTGTGGCTATGGTTGGTGGAGTATCATTAAACGGTGGTCAACTTTATTCAGAGGCATTAGCTGACATACAAAAACTAGAAGAAGAATTAAGAAGAAGTTACGAGATGTCACAACCATTAATGATAGGATAATGATATGCCAGTCAATCATTACTTTCAAGGTGGAAATGGAATTGGTAATCAACACGAAAAAAGATTATACGAAGATTTAATTGTTGAAGGCCTAAAAATTTATGGGCATGATGTTTATTACTTACCAAGAACCCTTGTCAATAGAGATTTAATATTAGGAGAAGATACATCAAGCAGATTTGATGACTCTTATCTAATAGAAACTTATTTTGAAACCACTGAAGGTTTTGCTGGTCAACAAGAAATTATTAATAAGTTTGGTTTAGAAATTAGAGATGATACAACTTTTGTTATAGCTAAAAGAAGTTGGCAGAATCAAGTAGATAATCCAGCAACTCAAATTGTAGAAGGCAGACCTAATGAGGGTGATATTATATATTTCCCTTTGATGAATTCTTTTTTTGAAATACAATTTGTTGAAGACCAAGAGCCATTCTTTCAATTAGGTAACTTACCTGTTTATAAATTAAGAGTAACAAGATGGGAATACAGTTCAGAAAAATTAGATACTGGAGTTGCTGCAATTGATGCTGCTGAAGACGAATATAGTTTAGATACTTTACAACATAAAACATTGTTAGAAGATGGATCAGGTTCTATAATTATGGAACAACCATTAGCATCAGGTCAACCAGCGTTTATTTTACAAGAAACATTTGCTACAACAAATGTACAAGACCAAAGTGATTTTGCTCAAAATGATGATTTAGATACAGAGGCAGGATTTGATACGGCTAGTGTGGCTGATGATATATTAGATTTTACAGAAAGAAATCCATTTGGAGAGGTTGATTAATGTTTGGAACATATTTTTATAACGAAAGTTTGAGAAGAATGACAATTGCTTTTGGTCAATTGTTTAATAATATTGTTATTCAAAATACAAATGATACAGGTGGAGTTACAGCTCGTATCAAAGTACCATTGGCTTATGCACCTAAAGAAAAGTTTTTAGTAAGATTAGATCAACAAGCAAGTTTAGATAATAGAGAGTTTTCTATCACATTACCTCGTTTAGGTTTTGAGATCACAGGATTAGCATATGATCCTAGTAGAAAATTAACAAGAATACAAAAATTTAAAAAAGTGAAAGATGGAAACACTTTACATTATAATTATACACCTGTTCCATATAATATAAGTTATAGTTTATATTGTTTCACAGCTACAGCTGAAAATGGATTACAAATAATAGAACAAATACTACCTTTCTTTCAACCAGATTACACAGTAACTGTAAATGCTATACCTGATATGGATATAAAAAGAGATGTTCCTATTGTTTTAAATAATGTAAATTATGAAGATAGCTATGATGGTGGTTTTACAACAAGAAGAGCTGTTATATACACATTAGGTTTTACAGCAAAAACTTATTTATTTGGTCCAATGAATAATCAAAGTGTAGTTAAAAAAGTACAAACAGATTTAGGTGCTAGTACAACAGCACCATTAGTAAGAGATGAAAGAGTTGTTATTACGCCTAATCCTACTAGTGCGGATGCTGATGATGATTTTGGATTTACAACAACTATATCAAGTTTCCAAGATGGTAAGAGATTTAATCCAACGGATGGAACTGACACATAAATAATTATATTAACTGAAGGAACATTATGAGAATTTTGGGTATATCACCATTCCACGACAGCAGTATTGCTATAATCAAAGATGGACTAATAGAGTTTTTTTCTAAAGAAGAAAGATTAACAAGAAAGAAAAGAGATTATCCACCTAAAGATTCTTTAGATTTAGTTTTAAAAGATAATAGAAAATTTGACGAGATAGTAATTAGCTCTCCTAGTTTTGATGATCCTCTAAATGATAATCTAATAAAATATATCAATCAATATAAAGATAATAAAATTATTCGTATGTGCAGTGAACATCATCTTACACACGCTAGTTTAGCTTTTTACAATAGTGGTTTTGATAAATGTTTGATTGTTGTTATTGATAGATATGGTTCCAGAATAGAAAATGTAAGAGAAAGTGAAAGTATATTTGTTGCACAATATCCTGATAATTTTAATCCTATATTTAAAAACTTTTCATTTATTAATAAAGATAATACAGATAAATCTATTTTAAATAAGTTACAAAAAAATTTCCCAGGTGCAGTATTAACAGCTGATAACGAAATGAATATTACAAAAGTTTATGAGTCAGCAACTACTTTAATAGGTGAGCACGGATTAGAAAATGGGAAAACTATGGGACTTGCAGGATGGGGAAAAGATAAGCAGTTTAAAAATTTATTTGAAAATGGTATTCCTAATGAAGATTTATTTGATTATAAAGAGGATGATATAAGACAAGTTTATTTTAAAGAATACAAAGATGAAGAAGTTAGTATTGTTCCACAAAGTAATTATTCTTTATATGCTGATTATGCTTATCAGGTACAAAAACAAACTCAACAAAGAGTTTTAGATTTAGTTAAAAATGCCGTAGAACAAACTGGTATCAACAAAGTATGTATTACAGGTGGTTATGGATTGAATGTTGTAACAAATAGTCATTTAGTAAAAAATTTACCTAATGTTAAATTTTATTTTGAACCATTAGCAGATGATAGTGGTAATAGTTTAGGTGCAGCAATGTTTGTTTATAGAAATAAAACAAAAGATAAAAAGAAATTTCCACTAGGGACAACAGCATTTCAAGGTCATAAAGTTAATCATAATATAGATGGAAAAAAATGCAGACCAATAGATATTGCTAGATTATTAGATAATCAAAAAATTGTTGCTGTAATATCAGGTCAAGCTGAGGCAGGACCAAGAGCTTTAGGTAATCGTTCTATATTATTTGATCCTCGTAATCCTAAAGGAAAAGAAATTGTAAATAAAGTCAAACAAAGAGAATGGTATAGACCTTTTGGTTGTTCTATACTACAAGAATATTGTACTGATTATTTTGAAATGCATGGTTTAAAATCATCACCTTATATGACTTTATCTTTTGATATAAAAAATACAAAAAAATTCCCAGCAATAACTCATACTGATGGTACAAGTAGAATACAAACTGTAAATAAATCAATACCACATATGTTTGAATTGTTAACTGCATTTAATAAATTAACAAATTTACCTATGTTATTAAATACAAGTTTTAACACATCAAGCGAAGCGATGGTAGAAACTTTTGATGATGCATATAGAACTTTTTTAAATACAGATATAGATGCTCTATGGGTACCAGAAAAGGAATTAGTAATTACTAAATAATAATATGTCAAAATTAGAAGATAGAGTCAGCGAAATATTAGGTATAGAAAAGAAAGAACCTAAAAAAGAAGTGGTTAAACAAGAGTTTAAACCTGCAGTTCCACGTATGGAAGATGATAAAAAAGCTGACGTAGAAAATGATTACAAGTATAGCAGAGAAAACTACTACAACTTAATTGAAAGAGGACAAGAGGCAATTGAAGGTATCTTGGATATTGCTAAAGAAGGTCAACATCCTAGAGCATACGAAGTTGCTGGTCAATTAATAGGTCAAGTAGGTCAAACTGTAGATAAATTACAAGACTTACAAAAAAAATTAAAAGACCTAAAAGAATTACCAAAACATGCTAGTCCACAAATTAAAAATGCATTGTTTGTAGGTTCAACAGCAGAATTACAAAAGATGTTAAACAGAAAAAAAGAAGATGAAAGTATTGAAGGCAAAAACATCACACCCAAAGGCGAAGATAATTCCGATAAGTGATTTAGTTTATATTAAATCAATGACGCCTTTACCAGAGTTATTGAATGGTGAACAATTAATAAATCCTATTGAGGTACAAGAACATATACTATCAGAGGTTCCTCGTTATGGTGCTATGGGTATTCC